GGCCTGGGTGCAGTGTGTAAGCGGAAATTCCTCCGAATAACACAAATTTTCTGGCCATAGAAGATTCAAACTCTGGATTTCCTGTTAACGTTTCAAAATACCTAATGTCTGCTGAAGGAGTTAACGCGTCTTTATACTTTAGGTCTATGGAAGACACGAGTCTTACCCAACCAGTTTTGTTGGCTAAGTATACCAAATTTTCGTTGTCTCTTAGATCCTTTGTATTTTGATTTGATCTAGTTTTTATTTGAGTCTTTATCCAATCTGGTAAAGGCGTACCTATTATGTTAGATATTCTGTTGTCGAGCGGCATAACATTATCTTACTGTATTAATTAATCTGTATTGGTTTAATATTTGTTGTATGTCTCCTGGCACCCTTAATTGAACTCCGAGAGGAGGATATATAGAATCACCAGGCAAACTATTCGCAGAAGCTATTATCCACCACAAGCTTGAATCTCCGTAAAAATCCAACGCCATGTTATCTAACCTGTCTCCTATAGTAGTTATCAAATACGTGTCATCTTCTGTTATCGATATATCGGGATATATCGAATTCACATAGTATTTTTCTCCAGTTGTAGAGTTACTTGTTATGGGTATGTTTTGGTATCTGTAGTTCATTACTTATTGTATATCAAAGGCACTGATTGACCTATGTTTTCTTTTCTAGGTAATATATTCATTATTGGTTTAAACGACACTGATACTTCCACCACTTGAGGTAGTTGACCCATATCCTTATCTTCTTCTAAATTTATTTCCCAAGGTACGTTTTGTGGTATAGTCAAATTAACGTTTTCCAAAAAACCAGGAACTCTATACATGTAATCTCCAAGAGTCAATTTAATTATCGGAGCTCTCATTACGCTGCCTGCTCCTGATGGAGCGGTTGAGCCGTGACTATAGTCAGGATATACTTGACTCACTAAGTGATTTAATTTTTTGTACATAGGTGTCATGTCTTGCTTGCTTTGAGCAGCTACGATGAAAGAAAATCCAATCGATCTATCAAAACCTTGATACGTGTAAAAATTTTCTCCCCTTCCTAAGTACTTAAATGAATTTAAATTTGCCGTGTGATTATCAGTTATCGCTGACGATATGAATGCCCTAAACATTATTACAGAAGCTTCGTTTGGATCGTCGTTATTTATTGCTTCAAACGCAAATTTTATAATGTCTTTGTTAAATACTCCACTTATGTCTTTGCTAAAAGGATTTTCTATTTCGCTAATCGTAAACAAAGATTGTCTATTCAGTCTATCTTCCGCGTCTACTATCGTAACTGTGTAGTCTTTAGATTTGCTTCTTGTTCCTGGTTTACCTACGCCCAATCGTTTTTGTATCGATTTTTCAGTATTCCATAAAATGTTACTGCCTCTATACTTTTCAAGATTTTCTCTAAAGTCAAAATTTAAATCAATGTTTAAACTTGCGCTTTGTTGACTCAGTTGCGCGTAATTCATTGCGTTTGTGGCGGATTGTCTTGTAGTATCTTCGTACCTACGAATAAGCGTAGATCCTAATCCATACACAGAGCCAGGACCACCCAAATAACTGAACATAGTACGAGGATTCGTAGATATTCCCATACTATTCATCAAAGGCAAATTGGTGTTGTTTAATAGTATCTTAGATTGATATAGCAAATACAATCTATTGCTTTGATATTGATTCGTTACGTTCTCTTGATTGACAATATCGAAATAGTATTTAGAGTTGTAATCTAACGGAACTGTTCCTGCTCTTGGGTAGTGTACACCGGTGCCGGCTGCTCCTATTTGACTCAATGAATTTAAACCCCTATTATATACTCGCGTATTCTCTAACAAGTTTGGAAGTATAGTGCTTCCACCCAAAGAGAGTCCCTTTCCTGTTTGCATCTTTGGATTAGAAAGTTGTAGACCAACTTGCTTATCTAGAAATACTTTTCCTTGAGAAGTCTTAAAGAATTGTTTTATTCTAAAAACGTCCAATTCTCCCCTAGAGGTGATAGTTTGCGCTCCTAAACTTAATGTTTGTCCTCCTCTCATTGGCCAGTCAGCACCAAACAATAGCTGATCATTAAGAGTTCTTTGAGATCTTGGTTGAACTGTGTAGTACGGGTTTGCAAATTGGACGAAGGGCTGCCCAGACCATCCGCCTCCGAGTCTATCTCGATCGTATTTTAAGTTAGTTAGATTACTTCTTAAGTCTATTAGTGGCATTTGCTATTGGATTGCTTTTGATATTTTTCCTGTACCCACGTCCGTTGCTATTCTAGCACTATCTAGATTTAAGTATGTCGTAGTGTTATTTTCTACGACTATAGCAGATTTTGTTTTTTCGATAGCGTTGTTACCTCCGGTTGTAGAAGTTTGAGTTTGCGCATTCGATCCTATGCTAGCAGAACCGACTTGTCCGGCCATAGAACCAAAATCTATCGATTTTAACACAGAACCTCCCATCTTTGCGGATCTTATTAAGTTTTCGTCTATTCCCGCTCCAAAAAAGTTAGCTGCACTCATTATAGCGGCCGCTATGTTTCCAACTATATCGAACACTGTAGCCATCGTATTTTTTATGGCTTCTACTATTTTCATTATGTTTCCTGGCTTTGACACCCAATCGATCATCCTCTCTATCATTGGCACTATTGGTGAATTTTGTACGAAATCCGCGAAAGCCGATTTTATTTTATCCATTAATCCTGCTATTTTGTCTTGACTACTTGCGTTTAACATAAGCTGTACGTTTTCTTGACCCAAAGCCTCGTTCATCGCTTCTTGAGTTCCGAATCTCTTAAGCGCTAATTGGTACTGCTTTTGAGCGTTATCTGTGTCTTTGGCTCCTATCTTCGATAGTAACTCTTGTCTCTTTAACATTTCACCCATTTGATCCCTTGTCATTCCAAGAGCTTCAGCAAAAGATTCTGCTTGTATTCTATTCATTTTCATGAAGTCTGCAGAACTTCCCACTTGTGAATTTATTTCTGAAGCTGCTCCAGCCAAATCGTTGTTTAGAAATAGCTCTCTAGCTTTAGATAAGTTTATGGATCTACCGGTCAGCAATTGTGCTTCGAATTCTTTACTTATGCTTGATTCGAAATCTAAAAAAGAACTTGCCATAGAATCTAACTCTTTAAGATTCATTCCCATGGCTTTTACAGTAACTAAAGATTTTGCTAGCTGAGCGGGATATTTTGCAAAAGATAAACCTAAAAATCCGCCAAGCTTGCTCGCTTCACCCAACACCTCTTGATAGTTTAAGCTAACTCCAGTCGCTTGTTTTAATCCCTCAACTTGAGCTAAAACAGACTTAAGAGTATCTTTAGAGCTTTTTCCAGTTATTGTAGCCGACTCTGCGATGCTAGCTCTCGCTTGTTCGTCTAAACCCGCTATATCTTTTAACTGTATGTTTGTGTCCAATATCTCTTTAGACAAAACATTGTTAACTCCCAAAGCTTTTCCCAATTCTATTTGGGATTCGTACATGCTTCTAGCATTAGCTAATATACTACCTTGAGTAACTGAATATACGTTGAATTCCGTATTTAATTTTCTTGCTTCTAAGTTAGACAATCCAAGTTGTCTACCGAATTTTGTGGTCTCGGAAGTAATATCGACTACGTAATTAAACGCAGATACTAAGCCTTTAACTAACCCTGCTATAGCCACCCCAGCTATTGGTATTGCTGTTAACGGATCACTTAGCGCTTCCATTACTCCTCCACCAGCTGCCTTTCCTAAAACTCCCAATTTATCTAAAAATCCTGGTTTTTTTCCTTCATCGTTTAATCTTCTAGCGCTTTCTACCATCTCTTCGTAATACTGATTGCCTAAACCAAGTTTATCCGCGAACAATTTGAAAGTGGCTCCAGTGTAACCAATATTAGATCTTAGCTTTTTTTCTATTTCTAATTGTTGTTTTTGTTTATCTAACAACTCTTGATTTAGTTTATCAGTCTGTAAAGATTGAACATACGCAAGTTGTTCTACGTTAAGACTCTCCTCTTCACGTTCTATTCTTTGATTTAAATTATTTAGTATATTTTGAGTATGCGTTAATAGCGCTTGATTTCCATTTTTTTGAGCTTTTAACATTTCTTGCTCAAGAGAATTGCGGCGCTCTAATGCATTTAAATAACTTGAACTCGCTTGTTTTTGATTTGCCGATAACGATTTATCTAAATCAGCTAATTTTTTAGTATTTAAATATCTATCTTCTTCTACTTTTTTTATCTGTTGTTGAACTTCTTTTGTATTAATAGCAGATCTATTGATGGTCGCTAATTTGGCTTCCATCTTATCGTATGATTTTAATGTACTATTTAAATCCTTTATGGATTCTTTAAGTATATCCCTATAATCGCCTTGTAATTTTAATATATTCTTTAACGCCTCTCTAACATCAGTCGTTTGTTGCTGTGTTTGACCAGTGCCGGGATTTTGTTGATTAGCCATTATACTATTAGTTGTTATACATAAATATCACCCGACTACTTTTTTACTTTACTTACGTAAGGTTGAGATTTTTCGTTTTTTGCTATGTGATCCGGTATTTTGATTTTAGACATATCTGTTTTGTTGGTCAACTGTTGTTTACCCGCAGCTTCCTCCCTGGCCTCTTTAACCTTTTCTAAGTGCTCTTGTATCTTTTTTAGATTAAACCTCCTGTAAGGTACAGGCATGTTCCACACTTCGGAATAATTGAATCCTCCACCTCCGTAGTAGGTCAATTCGAACACTTCGGTCATGAATTCTGACCTGTATTCTTTAGTGGGAAACATGGGCACTATTTTTTTGTAAGTGTCGTCCATGCGTCGATCTTAATTAATCTTGAGGGAAAAAGAAATCTGCGCCTATCGGTAGACTAACCAACTCAGTGGATCCATCTGCGAAGGTCGCGTTAATGTTCATATCCAAGTCTGGAGTTACGCTTCGCATATACTTTCTAAGTGGTGCGCTGTCCCTTGATATTAAGTTACCAGAATCTATGTATTGTCTTATCGTAGCTTGAGATCTGTCTCCATTTATTGAAGTGAGTTGGTACTTTAATCTCGTAGTGTACTCCCCAATAGCGTCTTCTCCTAACACCCTCTTCGTAGATTTTATCTCTTGCTCTATCTTGTTATCGTCCTCTACGGTCAGTATTTTAAAAGTAACTACGTTTTTTGTGTACGGCAACTCGAAAGTGAACTCGTTGTTTTCATTGTATACTGAGTAATCTACTTTCTTATGATTGAGTTGTTGTAAGTCAACTTTAACCACCTCAAATTCTCCAGTGATTGGGTGAGGGTACTTAAACGAGTACTCTGGTCCGTACGCTAATATTCTAGCGGCTATCAACAGCATGTTCCTATCACCCAGGAGCAAATCCTCGTACTTTATTTGAGATTTAATAAGAGATTTTAACATTCGCTCTATCGCGATGCCCTGTTTAAGCAGGTTCACGTTTGTGATGATGTCTTCCGTTTTTGCTGTCATGTAATACATCTCTACTTGACCAGAAGATAAAAGATTTGATTTTTGATAAAGTAATCCTTTTGAAGGAAGACTAATAGTTTCTGATGGAATTTCAAAATTTGTCATAATTGTAACTGTTTTCTATAAATATGTATATTTTTATTATTTAATCGTAAAAAAACTCCCAAGTGAGGGAGTTTTACTAAATTAATAATCTAGTTCAGTAAATTAGTTAGTATGATAGCTCAAAAGAGAATTTCACAGTAATCCATTCCAAGAGTCATGCTGATTTCCACCGCTTCTACTGCAGAAAAGTCGTAGTTTCCAAAATTTGCTTCCTTGATGAAAGCTCCTTTTATCACCCAAGAACTAGCTATGTCGCCCAACGGACCAACTACGTTCAAGTTTACGTCTTTTTTATAAAAATCTGAGTACCCGTCGCGGCCCGTTACTGATTCGTGGTGAAGTCTTACCCACTCCATCACAGCCTGCTGGCCAGAAGGAGATATGGGACTGTACAACCCAAGAGTGATGTCCCTCCACTCAGCTTTACCTTTTATCTTACGATATACGTTGATGTGATCCAACTTTATCTCATTAAATGATACTCCTGGAGCGTCTGCCTTTTTAATCATATAGGCAGGAATACCGTCTATGTAAAATATGAAACGATGCTGTAACATCGGTTCGAAAGCGGTAAACATTATTTCGTTTGGAGAAAGTATTGGCATTTTTCGTTTTGTTTTTTCTTTTTATAAATATACGTATAACTATTAATTGCAGTACTTAGAATTTACTTTTACTTTGTTTCCTTCGTCGTCGACACGATAACATTGTCCATCTATCATTTTGTAAATTCTTTCGTACTCTTTTACCAATTCTTTTTTGTCTTCTGGCTTTGGTTTGGCTTCTTGCACTTTTGATTTTATGTCTTCTGGTACTTTGGCAAGAATTTGAGAAAGATCGTCTCCCTCTTCAAGTCCTTCAGACATAGCAGGAGCTGCTGCGCCTTCTTTATTTGCGAGTTTTTCTTTTACTTTTTTAGCTGCGGCTACTATGCTGTCTTTTGCTACAGCCAAACCAGCGCTTAACATCACTGTACCAGCAGTTGCTAATGTCATTACTTGTCCTCCTAAATCTGCCATGGCTTGACCTGGGTCAGTTGATGTACTCTTTAGTGCGTCTGCGATCGCCGGCCAATTGTCTGCAGTCCATTTACCCAAATCGTATTCCCAAGAACTACCAGTATATTCGTCAAGAGTTACTTTTACCATCTGCTCGTCTTCGGATTCCCTTATCAATTGTTTACTTACCGATTCGTAAAGTTTTTTTGGAACTTTTATTCTTAAAATTGTAGTGTCTTTCATTTAATTATACGTTAAAAGTAGTGCCAGTTGGCATGATGTTAAAGGTCAAGCTGATGATTTCCGCAGCGATTGTGGGTTTTATGTTAATGGCTCCTACAAGAATTCCACGATCGATTGTATCGGGAGTGTTGTTAGTATCGTCCATTATTACTTCAAATGCGTATAAACCTTCACGTTGTTGTACGGATTCAAGGTAAGGATTAACTTGATTCAAGAATTTATTTCTTGTAACTTGAGTGTTGGGTTGGAACACTAAAGTTTGTCCTATTTGACCTATGTAAGATTTCAATTCTATCAAGAGTCGTCTTACGCTAACTCTATTTAATGCTGAGTTTTTGGATTGCAGAGTCTTTTGACCGTATATTGCTACACCAACTCCAGGGAAACTAGCGATCGGGTTAACTTTTCCTGCGTATAAAAGGTTACGATCGTTCAACGATACTTTTCTTTCTGGTTGGATAACGTTACCTAAACCTCCACGATCAACTCCAGCTGGAGCCCACCAAGCAGCGGCAACTTTATCATTGTATTCGTATACTGAAGGAATCACTGTAGCGGGTGGAACGAACTGTATTCTTCCAGTCTCTACCGATCTTACTTGTACCCAAGGCCAATAAGTGGCTGCGTAAGAGTTATCGAAAGTAGAAGCTTGTGATATCACGGATGTTAGATTAGAACTGTATCCAACCATATCAACCACTGCTATGTTGTCGCCTCTATCGGCCGCTAAACTTATTAAATCTGCTGTAGAGCTTGGTGCGTTTAGTGAGTTAAGACCAGGCGCAGTAATTACGTTAAATTGATACTCGTCTTTATTTCTAAGTAAGTTTATTGCTATAGCGTAATCTGTGTCCAACAATCCTTGTACGTTCGTAGCTGCAGAGTTCGCAACAGAACTACCGCTTATTGATTGATTCAATGTTAAAGGCGCGCTTGGAGTAGAATTTGCGAATCCAAATATTGCTCCAGTTGCTCCAGAAAAAGCTCCGTGAAGTGAACCTGAACCTATACGAGGCATGGATCCCGTCAAAGAGGATACTGGATTTCCCGCAGCATCGAAATAATTCGGAGTAGCTGCTACTGTGCCAGGTATTACGCGAACGTATTTTGATTTGTTCTGATAAGCCCCTTGTGGTTGTATGTAGTATTGAGAATTTGAAGAATCTAATTGAACTACATTTTTTTGGCTACCTATAACGTACTCTATGTAGTTATTTTGATTAGGATCTAGAGACAAATTGTTCCAAGTCTCTAATATAGTCTTGTTATTATTTGTGTCGTCTCCGCGTCTGATTATGATAGAAAATACTCCAGAGCCAGTATTAACGGCTGAGATCTCCCAACGAATATTGATGTCTGAACCCGTAATTAAATTACCTACACTTCCAACTGCTCCTGAGTTGTTCATTACAACTCCAGTAGATATTGTCTCTAATTGAAAAGATGCAGTGGTACTATTTACGTTACCTATAGAAGTCACATTAGCAGTAGCAGAAGTGTACGAACCGGAAGCTACTCTCGTAACTAATAGCGAACTTCCTCCTTGATTAAAGTAATTGTAAGCAGCTATACTAGTTAAATATTCTTGAGAAGCTCCTCCAGTTATGAAAGAAGCTCCGAATACAGCTTTGTATTCTGAATAAGAGGTTACTAGAGTTGGAGTATTTACAGGACCTATAACAGTCGGGCCAACTATTGCGGCACCTGCTTCTATTGGGCCTTGAGTGTATTGCGATTGATCGTTTTCTATTAATACTACTCCTGGACTGAAGATTGAATCGGACATCTATATTTAGTTTTATTTTGTCTACCAATAAATATCGAAACTTTAGTCAAAATACAATTGTGTTTTTTTATTAAAATTATCTAAAAAGTAAAGTTGCAATACGACCAGCTCCTGGGGATTGACTGTCATTAACGAAAAAACTTCCCCAAGAAGCACCTGGATTATTTTGTGTACCGCCTGTCCCTTGACCCGAGTTAAAATCTACTGCCGCAGCTGATCCTATACCGGTGCCAGAATATAAGGTTTGACCTCCTGTGGGTCCGTTATAATCTCTAAAAAAGTATCCAACTTGTCCAAAATATATCGGAAAATCTTTTCCACTAAAATATAACACAATCTGTGCCGAACCTCCATTCCAAAAGCTTCCGCCTACGTAAACTCCAGTTACAACAAAAGTTGGATGATTATTCGTTACCATCACTAATCCTTGTCTATCTGTAAAAAATGAAGCATCTGTTACATTAACTCGTAAATCAATTTTATCGAATTGCGCGCTAGTTATGTTTGGATTTCTTATGTATAATTCAGTTTGTTTTTGATCTCCTATTTTTGTATATGTATTACTAGATTTCCAAATTCCAGAATTTTTATTCCAAGACAGCGTATTTCCATTCCATGCGTTTATTTCGTTTTCGCTATTATAACTTATGTCTGCGTCTAGGGCCTTAAATTGAAAATTGGTAATTAGTCCTGAATCAAGACCTTGTCTTTGCGATATTACGTCTCCATCAGTTGTTAGTTGATAACTCATTGATTTATTAATTTTGCGTATACGTTTATATCTTTTGGTATTAATCTCGTTGGAACAAATCTTCTTTTTGTGCCTATTGCATTTTCACCCAAACCCGTTAACCACACGGAACCATTCCAATATTCCACTATACCATTTTTATTTTCGCATAATTCTTGTGACATGAGTAATTCATCGTTATCAAATCTATATAATTCTATTCTTTGTTTATTTATATCATTGTAATATTCATTTTGTATCCACGAAAAAACACCGCTATTTAAATTTGTATCTTGATAATTCCACGCAAATTGAGATGGAATTCCATCTTCATTTTCATATAGTAGAGCTAAACTTAATATTCTAGCAGGTAACATTATTACTCCAGCTGTTCTAAATTGAAAAGCAAATTGAATTTCATTAGAAGGAGTTGTCTTAGACATATCTCCATCTTGAGGTATGTCTATCCAACTTCCGCTATTATTACTTATGCCTTGAGTTCTATACTGCACTTTATACATATCAGGAGTTACTCCAAAATATGTATCGCCTATATTTTTTACACAATTAACTAATAATCTATAATATTTTATTGGTGTAATTTGTAATGTTATTCTTGGACATATAATTCTATTGTTGTGATAATTAAAATATTCAATATCTGCGCCTAGCGGATATATCGCTACTCCATTTACGTTACTAGTAGACGATCTAGTATAATTATAAAACATCCAACCTTCTAAACTATTAATTAATGCGTTGTTTGATAGCACTGAATGTACGAAATTGGGCGAATTAGAATTTTTTAATGCGCTAGGTAATTGAGTAGTTAAACACCCAATACGTCTAGTTAAAGGAGTTTGTGATCTAGTGTCTGGAGGGTTCCAATTGGCGCCAAAAAAATTAGTTATATACATATTTCCCGTAGACGTTACAGCTGTAAGCTTATCTATAGATTCATCTGCATTCACTGCAACAAAATTTCCTCCTGTAATATTAGTTCTTAATCCATATGGCCAAGATTCTAATCCTGGAGGATCTTTCTCTGTTACTATTTTTTCAAGGATATATTGAGATCCAGTAATTTCCATTTGCGAGAGACTACTTCCTATAATAGATGAAACATTTGGACGAAGACCAACGTCGACTAAACTATACCAGTAATAAGAAGCAGAATTGGCAAAAGATCCGCTTTTTAAAGTAACTAATTTTCCGTTACTAAACGTACCTATATTTGGATATACTCCTGCAACTCTACTAGTTATTACGCCAGATTGTACTCCCGAAACCAGCGAAGTTAGCGGAGTTCTAATATTACCTGAACCTACATCTACTTTTTGAGATATGTCCGCATAATAAGAAACAGTATACACACTTTGAGTGGTCCATGATACCATTTCGTTTGTGTCAAATCCGTAAACAACAGCGCCTCCAGCTGAAGATAATCCATACACTGCTTTTATTTTATCGACTGTTGATGCCGCTGGTATTGAAGTAGCGGGATTTATAAAATCTTCGAATCTTATGCCTTTTGCTAAAAATATATTTGGACTATTTGTTCTAGAGTGTAAAATTATTAAATCTTGTATCACATAAGAAGATCCTGATGGTACGGTTGCACTACCTGTTATTGTTAAAGACGTATCAGATGGTATACTCGCTATTGGATACCACGTAGATATTTGTTGTGGATCTGTACTACCAAATCCTATTCTAGATCCCACTGATAATCCTACACTCCAAGTAGTATTTGATCCTGTAACAGTGTTTGCATTCACCGTTACACTACCGCTAGTGTAGTTTGTTAATATTACTTTCATAGATGTCACTGTAGCGCTGCCACCGCCTGGAAAGTTTAATGTTATAGCTCCCACATAATTTACTCTATTTATTGATGGTATAAAAGTCCACAATTGAACTCTGCGAGTTGCACTAGCTCCTGCAGCATCGTTACCAAATAACCAATATAAATCATCTGTAATTTTTATCGGACTAAATATTGAAGACGGAATTGCCAATTGACTTTCTGCGCTATTAATTACTGTAACTGGGCTTGGTCCTATGAATTTATCTATTCTATCGGAACCAATATTATATTGGCCAGTATGTTTGCCTACATTTATCTTATCAGGATCATAAACACCACCAATAGGAATTTGAGGTAAAGATCCATCAAATACTTGTTCAATAGCTACTTTCATTATTTTATTTTTATGAAACTATTATTTTTGCATACAAATCTATACTTCCAGGTAAAGATCCTGATGGAACAAATCTTCGCCTTGCTCCTAAAGTATTCGATCCAAGTCCTCCTGCCCAAGCACTGCCGTTCCAATGTTCAAATGCTCCATTAGTACTACCAGTTGATGATTGCACTAACACTAATGCATTCGTATCTGCTCTATATATTTCTATGCTGTGAGTCGGTAAAGATCCGAATAACGAATTTTGTATCCAAGCAAAAGATCCTGTAGCAGAATTAAAATCACTAAAATTCCATCTATATTGCGAAGGGAGAGAATCTATAGTTTCGTATAATAGCGCTAACGATTGTACTCTAGCTGGTAGCATCATAGTACCAATTGTTCTAAATTGAAAAGCAAATTGTATATTCAATGCAGGTAATACGCCAGATAAATCTCCGTCTTCAGGAACGTCAGTCCAAGATCCACTATTATTATCTATTCCTGATGTTCTATATTGTATTTTATACATATCGGGAGCAATTCCCATTGCTGTGTCTCCTAAATTTTGTACAGCGTTGGTTAATACTCTATAAAATGCTGATGGCGTAGATCCTAAATTTATTTTTGGACATATAATTCTATTATTTACATCTAATTGATGATCCATGTCTGCCGCTAATGGATATGCTGTTACAGCGTTAGAGTTTGTTGCAGTCGAGTTACCGTATAACCAAAACAACCAACCACTATTACATGCTATACTTGGTGTATTATTTATTATTTGATGAACAAAAATTGGACTGTCTAAATCTCTTAGAGACGAAGGAAGTTGAGACGTCAAACACGAACATCTCCTATCTATTTGTTGGCCGCCTGTGTAGTAATCAGTTACATACATAGTACCTGTTGATGATGCTCCAACGATTATTAATTTATCTATTAGTGTATCCACATCCATTGCAGAAAACGTACTGACAGATACATTTGTGTTTGTAGTTCCAGGAGGAACTTCTGACATGGAATCGGCTACAAAAGTGGTACTAGCAGCTGTTACACTACTTGTGGGTATTCGTAATATTCGCGTAGTCGTATAACAGTATATGCTTGTACTACCAGAAGCTACTCCATGCCTTAATGTTGCTACTGTTCCATTATTTGATTGAACTATATTACCTGTAACTGTTTGTGCGCCCGTAATCACTATATCACTACCAGATAGCGCAGTCTGACCAGCTGTTAATGGCGCTAATGTCGCTCTTAGATTGTATCTATACATCTGTAGTGAAGTACTAGATCCTTCTGTGCAATACACGTATTGTTGACTCCAAGAATCAAAATTTCCAACTGCGCAGCCTCCAATAACATCGTTAGTCACGGTTGCGGCATCTTTTAACCAATAAGTTGCTTTTATTTTATCAGCAACAGACGCAGATGGTATTGCTTTTGCAGGATTTTGAAAATCTTCAGGTCTTAATCCTTTTGTTACGAACAATCCTCCATTCGTAGCAGTAGCAGCCGTGAGTGCATGAACTAACATTAAATCTTGTATTACATAAGGAGACCCAGACGTGATTGTTCCCGCTGATGAGCTTATAGTCATTTGAGTATCACTACTTATTGTAGCTATTTCATACCAAGTAGATATTGTATCCGGATTTGTTGATCCAAATCCTATCCTAGAGCCTACTGAAATGCCAGTATTCCACGCAGTACCTGAGCCTGTAACTGTTGTACTATTTACAGTCACGCTTCCTGTTGTATAATTAGCTAATATAGCAGATATTCCTCTAACTGTTTTATTAGTCGCTGAGGGGAAATTTATGGTTATTGCACCTATAAACGTATATGTATTTGTAGAAGGAACATACGTCCACATTTGAGCTCTTCTAGTTATCGCGGCAGCAGCTGCGTCTGCTCCGAAAATCCAAAATAAATCATCATTTACTTTTATTGTACTAATCACTGAAGATGGTATTGCTAACGTAGTTTCTCCGAAGTTAGCTACACTTAATGGAGTAGGACCTATAAATTTATCAGTTTGTCCGGAACCTAAATTATATTGGCCAGTATGTTTTCCTACATTTATTTTTGTCTCGTCATAAGCTCCCGTTATGTTCGTTTGCTGTATTGATCCGTCAAATACTTGCTCTATTGCTACTTTCATAATATTTTTTATATGTTATTGTATGGTAATAAATCCGTCTATTTCATTTAGCGATATAGTAAAACCAGCGCTATAATAAAATCCTTGACTATCATATATTATAACTCCGTAACCAATATCATAATATCCAATTAGTGGATTTCCAGACGCAGTCGAATTATATACCACAACGTATCTAAACGTAGGACTATTTACTCCAACCGCAGATATAGTTAAATTACGTTCTATCAATTTGTACGTACCGTCCACTTGAGCGGACGAAACCGTAACTAAATTACGACTACTTAATCCAGTATAATCTATTTCGGTTATTTCACTCAATTGTGTGAAGCTTCCGCTTGGTCTAACATTAGTGAGAGCGACTGTTAATTGATCTGTGGACAGATTGTGTTTTTTTTCAACTAAATCTTTTGTAAAACAATTAAATTTAATAAACGTTGGCATAATCCTTATTATTTTTTATGATGATATATCCCCGTATAAATACCATTCGTCAGTACCTATTTTCGTTAAGTACGCAAATCCGTACCTAGCAGATATCTTCGTAAAATTACTTCTGCTTCTAACCGTTACTCCAGATCCAGACGCGAACGTAGTTTGTCCTGCTCCGTACTGAGTAACCGTAAATCTAGCGTCCAATGGTATGGGTACAGAAGCGTTAGTTGGTATAGTCAATGTATTCGCCGAGCCTGAATCCATTTCTATTAATCTGCCTATGTCTGAACCTGCTATAGTATACGAGCCTGTCTTTCTTGTTCTATTGAAGAATAGTGTATTCGATACATCGTACTGAAAATAGTAATCACCATCCATTCCTCCGCTTGGAGCAGTAGGACCAGAAGTTATCACTTTATTTGCCCCGACAGTGTTATAACTCGCAGTGAAAGCTACAGATCCGTCGAAAGAAGTACCTGGTGCTGATCCGCTGCCAGATGCGTTAAAGAATAGAGAATTTGTAGTAGTTCCGCCACCGCCTCCTCCACCGCCTCCGGAACCTGTGTTAACGGTTATTGGAAACGTACTTCCGTCTCCCTTAGTAAACGTAATAGTATTTAATGAGACCGAAGCTGTAATTAATGCATTGGAAGTATTAGATGCTGTTAGTGCACTTATCGACCAACTAGAGGTTCCAAATAAAGACCCACTAAATACTCCAAAGAAAGATCCAGTAAATGATCCCGTACCAGATTGTGCTACGCTCGCAGTGACTGCATAGGACGCACTGGTCGATGTAGAAGATGTTAAGGCGTTGATTGACCAACTAGAAGTTCCAAATAATGACCCAGAATAACCCTGAGTAGCTGTAACTGATCCTGTAACTATTAAACTACCTGTTATAACAGCAGAACCACTAAATGGGAATCCTGCACCAGATCCTCCTCCCGCTGAACCTGTATTAACAGTTATTGGAAAAGTACTACCATCACCTTTAGTGAATGTTATTGTATTTAAGTTTACAGACGCAGTTACTAGCGCATTAGGCGTAAAAGATGCAGTTAAAGCATTTATTGCCCAACTAGCTGTGCCGAATAAAGATCCTGTAAATCCTCCAAGACTAGTAATACTTCCTGTAACAAATAAAGATCCGCTAACATTGGCTCCTATTATTTGCCAACTCACTTCTAATGATGGCTGAGCTGCATTTACTAAAACATAAATAGTATCGTTATCTCTTTGATACACTATCAAGCCTTCATATACGTTAGCAACAGACAAACCAAGTCTAGCTGTAGCATTTGCCACACTAAATCTAGCATCTACTGGTTCTGTGCTAGTGACATTAAATCCTGCAGGTAGTATTATAGGCATAGCTTATGTTAAATCATAGGTTATAGTTGTTCCTGCACCTCCAGCTTGAAGTAAAATAGTTCTGTACACTTTATAATCTCCAAGAGACGACGAAGTAAATGAACTTAAAACTCCAAATCCCGATGATTGTATATTGGTTAAAAAGGCTAAAGAGGAGTTATATACTATATAGTGGTACTTATCTCCAGTCCATGTTATAGTTGTTGATTGTCCAGGATTTGTAACAGTGCCTTTAGATATAATTCCCACATTTCCACCTATAGTAGTATCCCAACCTCCAATATTTTCTATTTCATTTTGAGTTAAACTCGAAGATACTGAAGCTCCAGATCTTAGACTTCTTATCTTTGTAAATGTACTAGTTGCCAACGCAGTAGTAACTAAGGCCGGACTATTATCTGATCCATTAACGCCTGAAGAAGAGTATGATGATGTAGCTCCAAACACTATGCTCGCCGATCCTGTCAATGATCCTGTAACAAATATGGGGCTTGTTCTAGAAGAAGTTACAAAATTTAATACCCATCCATTTGCAGCTCCAGAAGCTGTCACGTAAGTGATACTTCCAGTCGCGCCTTGTTCTATTTGATTTGATGATGCTCCTAATTGAATACTAGCTGTTGGGGTTATGGTTGGAGCTCCAGGATTTGTTTTGCTAAGAGTGCCTGCCAAAGATGCACTTTGTACAAGAATAGATCCATTCGCTGGATTACTTGCTGTTATTTGTAAAAGATAAGTGTGACTTCCAGAATCCAAAGTTTGATATGATAATGTAGTACCAACTCCTGTTTGGGCCAATAATACGCCACCTTCAAATATCGAAGCAGATATTAAAGTGTATCCTGCATTTGACCACGCAGCTGAAGCTGTGTAATCGTCCAATACTTTATTAAACCTATCAGTTATAAATGTAGAATTAAAAGAAAACGAAGATATAGAGTGAGTGGCTGGATTTCCAAATATAAATTTAAGTCTACCTGCGGTAAAGTCTACAGCAACGTCTGTAGAATAATCTAATACTTCTATTTGTGATAAAGATTGTAGACTACTAGTAACGTACTGTATATTAGATAAGTTTGCGTAACTTGAAGATAATGCATACGACGAGCTTATTGCTTGACTCGCAGTTCCAAATAAAGAAGCAGTAACTCCTTGAGTGGCTCTAATTGATCCTGTAACTACTAAGCTACCAGATATAATAGCCGAACCAGTGAATGGAAAATCAGAAGTACCTCCACCTCCACCGCCTGAACCAGTATTTACTGTTAATGCAAATGTAGAACCATTGCCTTTGGTAAAAGTTATAGTATTTGAGTTAACTGATGCTGTTACTATAGCATTGGGCGTAGTAGAAGCTGTAGCTGCAGTAGTTGCAAACGAAGCTGATGATATGCTTCCTAATAAGAAAGATGCTGTAGCTGCGTAAGAACTACTTAATGCTTGTAATGCATAAGATGCAGTTGCACTTCCACTAGACGATAATCTTTGTATAGATTCAGAAACGCCATTACTCTGTTTAAAAAATATTACTCCATCTGTAGTATTTATGGCTAATTCACCTAATGCCAAATCTTGGACAGTGGGTTGAGTACCTACAGCAGAACTATTTTTTAATATTATTCTAATTGACATAATCT